AGATTGGTGGCTGCGAATAATCGTCTATATTCCTCATACCTACTTTAATCTTGATACTCCCATTAACCATTTGCAGTTGCGTGGTCGGCAGTATCCTTGGTCGCGCTTCTTCGCGGTAATCCACGAACTTGGTGCGGTTACGGTTTTGCATGATGGCTAATTTGCCGTCACGCCAAGCCTCATAGGTCTTGGATACCCGTATTTGCATCTTTTCGGTCAGCGGCACGTTGCGATACCAGAAAATATCCATGAAATGCGCTTTGTTGAGGCCAGCGGCCTCACAGAACAGCCTAATAGAGATGCCTCTGTCCTGATTACGGATGAACCGGCGCATCAGCGCCATCAGTTCAGCCTTGGTATGCGCTTTCGTGGGCATAGTTCAGAACGTAACCTTTGCTTTGCAAGAACTCCAGAAACTCAACTTCCCGATACCAAGTCTTTGATTGGCCTCTGACCAGTATTTCGTTGTCCTTGATAAGTCGGCGGCTAGTGGAATGATGTCCAAGCAACTTGGTGAAGTCCAAGTCATCGTGGAAGACGGGAGCTAGATGTTCTATTGAGAACTCTTTAGCAACCTCTGGCGGGGCTATCGAATAACCCAATTCTTCAAACCAAGGCTTACGCAAGCACGATAACTGGACATCTTCGTTCCACAGGTGGATTTCACCGGAGTAGGCTTGGGCTATGCCGTGCTTGTTGGAGGCTTTTAAAAATCGGCGGCTACGCAAGGAGAAGCCACCGTTCTGGACTAACACAGCGTTAGGGTGGGCTACCCATCCAAAGCCCAAAAGAAGGCTATCACCAACAAGACCAGCATGAGTAATTCCACCGATGTAATCATAGTCGTAATATTCTGGCTTGAAGTTGCGACCATCCAAGACCCATCCATCATCCTGCACGACTAGACAGAACTCGGTATCAATAAAGGCATACAAGCAATGCAGCATAAATGTTGAGTATTCTCGATACCCAAGCGGATAAATCTTGTGCCACTCAACGCCTTCAGGCATTTCCTTCGGGCGCTCAATCGACAACAGCAATCCTCTTGACCCCGGCAGTTCTCTCATACTGCGAACAATCGACGGCAATGCGCCTGACCCATCGTTGTGTCCATAGACAGAAACTATGGTTAAGTCTTTATGTTCCATAAACGCCTATCGCCTTCAAGTAATTCGCAACGCTTCTGCCGACAGCGACTTGTTCAGCCGTCTTCTCATCCTGCGCCCTAGCGATTTCGCGGGTGTACTTCATGTTGATTAACCGAGGCTGGACTTGCTCAGAGAATGCGACACAGGCCAAGGCGGTCGCAATCACTCGGTCATCCTTGTTGCGCCCTGACGCTTGAATAGAGCCGCCATCACGCACGATGGTCTTCATTTCCTCAATCGTGTCTTCTGAATAAATGGCTAACATCCCGCGCTCAAACAAATCCTTCATGTAGTTCATCATGCGTTCTTTGGTCGCAGCGGTGGTCAGAAAGCCGATGGAGTTGGATAACCCACCCATCGTGTCATTACGTCGCCAGATGTAGTTCTGCATGGAGCCTAAAACGTCTAGCAGGTCTTTACTGATTTTGCCGCCCAAGGCGACAGCCTGACGTTTGAGATTATTCATCTCATTGATGACGGCCTGTCCCGGCCCATTGACTTCCAAGTTGACGGTGGAATTCTTGTAAGCGCCAGCAAGGTGGGCAATGACCCACGCAAACTGGTAGGTGTTCATTTCCGGCGACGCGAACTCAGCGACTTGCTCCATGCCATCAGCATAGCAACGGAAGACCTGAATGCAGAAGCGGTCAGCCCAATCAGAAGAACCATAAGCAGGGTCTGCACCAATAACGTAATAAGCTGTATCAACCGGTTCCTCCCACACCTTCAATGTTCCCATCTTCTCGGTCGAGGACTTGACTTCCGTGTCTTGGAAGTTAACGCCCATGACATACCGATAATTGTCGTGGTCAATCTTCTTTGCTAACTTCATTGCGTCGGTGCAACGGGAATTCGAGAAGAACGAAGTCCCCGTCATGATGAAGGCGTAGTCTTCTGTCGGCGGGAACTCCTGATACATCAGGGCATCGTCTTTAATGCCTTCAGACATCATCCAGCGCCACCACGCAAGTTGTCTGGACGTTATCTCAAAGTTGTAGAGTTTCTTAATGTCCCGTGTCCATTCCTTTTCTTCGCCGGTCAGCTTGCCGTCCCAATACACCTTGTAGATGTTGGAGGTGGGGTCAGCCGAGTAGAACTCATTGCGCCACCAGCCACAGAAGATGGCACGTTGGTTCAACGCCCGTTTCGCTGTCACATACATATCGTGGAACATATTGAAGCCACGGGCGGTAGACTCAAAGATGTACAAGCGATTCGGGTTGGTCTGTGCAAGGGAAGCCAACAGGGAGGCTAGACCTTCTTCATCTCCCCAAGACGAAGTTTCAGTTCCATGAAGGAAGGTGATGGCTTTTCCGCGACCAAGACTGCCCTTTGCCCGTAGCCCCGCGACTTGATAAAAGAGGCGGCTTCGGTTCTTGAGCGAAAGCTGGTTACGGTTGTGAGCGACCAAGGGTATGCGATATTCTTTAGGCAAACCTTCCATATACATGGCAAGGGTTGACCGGAACATATCTCGGTTTTCTTCGGTATCTGTGGTGAGTGTGCCTTGGAGTCCATCGTTTATAAAGTGCCAGTAAAGGTCTAAGGCCAGCGAGATGGTTGTAATCCCAAGTTGCCGACCCTTCAGAATGACAAAGAAATGAATGTCGTCAGCCAAACCTGTGGCTATCTCATTCATCACATAGGTTTGGGTTCCCAACAGGTTGTCCATGCGGCGCAACCCCTGTTCTTTCGTCTCAATCTTTAATTGGGAACAGAACGCATAGAACTGCTTTAGATTGAACTTCATCTGCTCTTTCGACGGTGCTGGTCAAACTCGGTCAGATTCCAGTTAGCAATCCTGACCCGTGCCTCTGGATTCTTGGCTACGCGCAATAACTCCGCAGCCAACGAGGGCGAATAATGTTCTTTCCACAAAGCCAGCAAGTCCCGTTTCTCTGACGGGGAAATCGCCCGTATCGCCTTCTGCATCTCCGCCCTCAATATCTCTCTCGACAGGCGTAGCTCCTCGGCGTACTTGTCAGTTGACGGTCTGTAGGCGCTCAAGCGTATCCTTCAAACGCTCATTCTCGGCATGAACATCCTGCAACAGCCTTGCAGACTCGGTATGCACCCGCATCAGCTCATGAAACAACTCTGCATGCGTCATCGCATACACCCGTTCCATGTACGCCTTCTTCACATCCTCCATCGCTATTGGCATCATGCTGCTAATTTGCTCCGTCATTCTGACCTCCATTCAACATCCCCTTAATGTCCTTAATCGGCATCTCAAACGCATCATGTATCGCTAGTATCAAATTAGCCCCAACGACCTTATGACCCGTCCTGACACGCGACAACGTGGGCGCTGAAGTCCCCAACTCCTGCGCTAACGCATAGTCCGACTCAATGTGAAACTTGTCCTTCAAGTAATCCAGCAACCTTGCACTCATCCCCATTGCTCCTTAAGTAACTCTCCAAACCCTCACCCCATCGCCTTCCTTCCTAGCGATAAAGCTCATCCCTAACTTCTTGCCCATCCGGTAATTCTGATTACACACATTCTGTATCCCGCCAGCAGAAACAAAGAAGCTGTCCCCAACCTCCATCTCCTTGTACGGGTACTTCTGCCGAGCCACAGGTAACGGCACACCCTTCTCTAACTCAACACTAATCATATCTATCCCTCATAACCAACATACGCACTATAGGCGAAAAAAAGGGACTCCGCAAGAGAGTCCCAAAAGCCCTTCTCACCACGAGGAGAGGCCAGCAAGAAATCAGTCACCACAGCATACCAAAAACAGTAAATTTTTTTGGGGGGAAATAGGAATGGGGCGCGCACCCACAGCCCTTCGAACCCATTCAAGTTGGCAACCTTGCAACGATGACAGACTGACAACCCTGACCATTTCCCAACTGACCAAATTAGCAACTAGCAAGATGATAACACCATGCAGAATTGATAACGTATGAGCAGGTTGTTACCCCTATGTAATTACCGTTCTAGCAAGAGGACAGAGTGTTGCCA